TACGGGGTCGGAAGAAACGACCACGTTTACCATAATCTATATTATCATCTTCCCCAAATCCTTGTTTTTTACTAACTTGAACACGTGTCTGTTGGATCTGAGTCATGAAGAATAACTTCTTCCGACTCCTCAAATAATTAATATAATCCAGCTCAGCATCAAGCATCTTCTCAGCAGACTTCTTGACCTTAAGTGAGGGTCTACCTAACTTAGTGCCTAGCATTGCTGAGAGTCTTGCTCTCCTAGTTGCCTTTACTGTACTCATCTACGTTGTTTACGACGTTGTTCTTCCAAACGATCTCGTTCTTCCTTTAACCATTTAGCTAGCATGTTAACGTAAATGTCCCGTTCCCACGGGATCATATTATCAATGTCACTCAAAGTGTATTTATGGTGTTGTACCAATGAAAAGTTTGTAGTATAAAACCTCTCAATGCCCTCCTGAAAGAGGGCTATCCGAAAAAATTAACTAGACCTTCAATCGTTGCTACAGTCTTAACCCCTGTACTAGGATTAGTGACATTAACTTCATGCTTAAGAGTAGGTAAAGTGTCAAAGAATTTTTGAATCTTCTCGAACTGTTCAGTAGTCAAACTCTCTAACCAGTCTTGTGCCTCATCAGCAGTGAATGATCCACAGTCTTCAGCACCATTATATACCCTATCAATACACGTTGATATCAATTCAAAAGGATTAGGTTCTTCTTCAAGGAAGTTAACCTTAGCAAAGTATTCCATGTTAGGATACTTCATCTGAACTGTAATCTCATCCGTTAATTTTATAGTTGACTCATGTCCTTCTGGGAAAGACACTTCAACCATATTAACAGGGAATGTAACATCTACTTTAACCTCTGGATCATCATCACAAGGTACTTGAATATTAATAGTCTCCTGAACAGATCTACCACGTAGTTGTAAGAAAATATATTCTACGTCAAAGATGGCAAGATCATCCATCTTAAAGCGTGACTTTATACAGTTCTTAAATATCTGCTCTATAGCATCAATAATTTGCTTGGTATCATTACTCTCTAAAGCAATGATAAGAATCTTCTGCTCTTTTACTAAGAAAGGACGATATTTGATTTTCTTTTTAGTAGAGGGCACCACCAGTTCATAGACTGGTGTAACAATTTCAGGTAATGGCATAGTTAATTACAATTTATTTAATAAAGGCATCTTGATCCATTCGTTTGGATACTTTTCCTGACTCCTTATCTGGATCAATAAAGTAAGAGCGTTCATAGTACAATCCAACAGATAACTTAACGACTTGAGAAGATCCAGAACTATATGGTATAGAAGATACCATATATGGGTATGCTTTATGTAGCGTTATACTCCATGGTGCCCAATGTTCAATCTCAGGAGGGATTACTACATCGGCCTGACCAGGCCACTGCTTCTCTAATTTAGTTATCTTTATATTCATAGTATAATCATCATAAAAACGTTGAACATGTGTCTGAGCACTTGCTGATCCATCTCTAATGTCAGTGACTTGATCACCTACAATGAAATCCTGCCATCCCTTAAACATTCTAAAAGGCATAGAGTTGACATCCAAGATGAATGACATATCCATCTCATTGTATACTTTTGCCATTGCTGGCTTCATATTTATACCTTTATATACTCCTCTAACATCTTGAGCAGTCATAGATACACCAGGTATCTGAACTTCATTAGCAAGCATAACAACCTTAGTGACAGAATCAGAATCCCCACCAGTATTCAAATGAACACCATAGTGAAAATCAAGATGAGCTGTCAATGGACGTACTACACCATCTTTTGACAATGGATCTGAAAACTCAACATGATATTGGTTAGATGATGAAATACCACCATCCCCAAGGATCCGTGAAACGAATGTTGTGACCGATTGCTGTGATTTACTAAGAGTTGTCATAAATATTACACAGGGGTGACATTTTTATTTATGCCCAGTTACAAAGGAAAGTTTAAGCCAAAGAATTATCGGAAATACAATGGAGATCCAACCCAGATAGTATACCGATCCCTTTGGGAACTCAAGTTCATGAATTTTTGCGATACCACTAAAACTGTAATCAAGTGGTCATCAGAAGAAATTGTTATACCTTATAAGTCTCCATTAGACAATAGGTACCATCTATATTTCCCAGATTTCTATATGAAAGTAAAGGAACCAGGTGGAGTTAAAGAATACTTAGTAGAGGTTAAACCCAAAGCACAATGCTCTGAACCAAAACACTCGAAACGTAAATCCAAGCGTTATATAACAGAGGTAGCGACTTATGCCAAAAACCAAGCGAAGTGGAAAGCAGCTCGTGAGTACTGCAGGGACAGGGTTTGGGACTTCAAAATCATCACAGAAAGAGAGCTCAGGATTTAGTGAACTCATGGAAAGGTTGAGGGGGTCTAAGATAAGCAAGCCAAAATTACGAGAAGAAGTATTTAATACCCTATATGATGGTGCCACAGACGCACCTGAAGAAGGTAAGTGGTATTTCTTTGAATATGACCCCAAATTTAGGGATCAATTAAAACAATGGGATCAATTTCCACTCATCAGACTATTAGAGATCAAGGGCAAAGTCATACTAGGTGCCAACTTACATTACTTAAATGTCAATGCCAGATTAGGTGCTATAAATAAAGACAGTGTACCTACGTCTACTCTACATTATTACATCCCAAAGCGTGCTGATAACATCTTCTTTGAGGTTCCTGACAATGACGTTGAAATATTAAGTCAACTTCCAGTTGAGAAGTTCCATAGGAATAGAAATTAAATGGCAGAGGAGAAGAAAAAACCAAAGAAGTTTAAGAGCAATAGAAAATTGCTTGGTGACACTCTGATGTATCCTAATGCCTTGACATCAATACCATATGCTTCTTATTTTAAGATAACAAGATGGGAGTATAAAAGAGCATTATCAGAAGCTGCTGAACAGTATGGGCATAGAGATGCTGCTGCTCTTCTAGGAAGGAGTCAGGGTAAAGCTTTAGCAAGTTCCATTAACAGTACCACTCAGGCTTTATTTGATGGTGTTAATAAGAGGATGGAAGAGACTTTAGACAATAGTGGGCAGATTCAGGATTCATTCAAAAAAGCATATAAGCCAGGATGGTTTAATGGTCGTAAAGATAATGTAAATGCCATGGATACGGCACAAAAGGCACACGACTATAGTCAAATAGATTTTGGAGAAGATGGTATAAAATTACAAGATGGTACTACAGTTAATAGCGCAGGTGAGTTAGAAGAAATAAGAAAAGATGCTCAGAAGCACGCTGATTCATTAGAGAGTTGCTATTATCTTCCTATGCCTAATGAGTATACCTATGGATATACAGCAGGGTGGAATAACTCAATCAAATTGGGTGCTATGGCTAGAGTTCTTGATTCCATGGGTGATGGTGTTGGACAAATGGCAACAACTGGAACACTTTCTGCTGGTGCTGAAGGTCTGGGTCAAGTAGGAAAGACATTCACTGAGAGTGCCAATAAGGCATCAGGTGGCGATTTCGGTGCTATGGCATCAGAATTTGGAAAGGGTGCTGTAGATCCATTTAATATTGGAACAGCAGACACATTTCAACCAAAAAACCTTATTGGTCTAGCAGGTCTAGCACCAAATGAAAATGCTATCCAACTCTTTGAGAATATGTCGATGAGAGACTTTGATATGTCCTTTGAATTGATGGCACGTAATCAAGAGGAAGCAGAATTGATAGACGAGTTAATCAATAACTTCAAAACTGGTATGCACCCATATGCTAATAAGTCAGGCACAGGTGGTGTACTAGGATTCCCCGATGTATTTGTAATTGAACCACAATTTAATTTCTATGACGGTGGTTCATTAAAACCAGGAGCACATCCTCAAATGCCAAAAACAAAACTATGTGCTTTGACGAAAATGAGCGTTAACACAACGCCAGCTAACCAATTCACCACTACAACTACTGGTCAACTACCATTACAAACAATGCGTATGAACTTCAGTGAGACAACTGCTCTCACACAAATGGACTTCGAGTCGGGAGTATACTAATGTTATTCAAAAAATCTCCAGATGTTGCCTACAACTATTCAGATGCTGTACTAGATCCAAAGATATATCTGGTAAAAAATTTATGGCGTAGAAACGATATCATAGACAGATATCTAGGAGATGCCACCATATTTAATGAGTATATAATCAAACCTGGTGAAACCCCAGAGATAATTTCATTCAACATGTATGATAGTGTCTTCTATGGATGGACTATCCTAGTTGCTAATGACAAGACCAACTACCATGAGTCATGGCCAAGATCACAACAAGAACTATATGAGTATGTGTATGCAAAATACGATAACCCCGATGCCGTAATGATGTACGAGACAACCGAGGTTATTGATGCATTACAACGAAAAATCGTTCCTGCTGGATTAAGAGTACCTTCAAACTATCAGGTGACTTACTATGATGGTACAGCGTCTGCTGGTGTAACAGTAAACCCAACGGAAGGAGTTACATACTATCAGTATGAGCAGCGTTTGAATGATGAGAAGGAGAAAATTAAGTTAATTAGACCATCATATATTAGAGAATTTGTTAACCTGTATACCAAATCCTTACATAAGGGTGGATCACTGGTTACTGGTCAAGCTTCGTTTAACGTCAAGATAGATTAATAGTACCGTCTGTACCAATTTCTTCTGGGTATAGTCCACTATATCCACCAGATATGTCAGTGCCAGGAATTGGAGTAACAATTCCACCATTATCATTTAGAGAAATGGTCAGTCCATCAGGAATATCAAGTTTATCTAAGTCTCCACCTGCTCTTTCTGTAGGGTGAGCAGCAGCCCAATCTCTGTCAAATATTTCTAAACCTTTATCTGTGAGGATATGATTGTACATGTCCTCGAATACTTTTGGTGGCATCGTACATATCTTAGCACCATTCCAGAATGCTCTTGTTACTCTATTAACTTCACGAATAGAAGCAGCAAGGATCTTTGTATGCCCTACCTTTTGTTCTTTATATACTGATGCGATAGAGCGAACAACCTCTAATCCAGCAATAGAATTATCATCTAGTCTACCTACGAAAGGTGAGACATACCTAGCACCTGCTTTAGCAGAAAGTATAGCTTGTGCTGCTGAGAATATCAACGTCACATTAACCCTAATAACACTCCTACTGAGTTCTCTACAAGCAAGGAGTCCGTCTGGTGTACACGGAACCTTGATCGTAGAAACAGAGCCAAACTTGTTATGCAGTCTACGACCTTCAGAGATCATGTTTTCTGCATCACCCACGACTTCCATGGAGATATCCTGTACACCGATGTCCTTGAGGTCTTGGTAGACTTCTTCAGGATCACGACCAGACTTCATAATAAGACTAGGGTTAGTTGTAACCCCATCAATTAGTCCAGTTTTAAAGTGCTTACGGATAATATCCGTATCAGCGGTGTCTAGGAAAATCTTCATTTATTCAGCGGCTAATTTAGCGAAGTAGGATAGTGTATCATCTTCATCTTGTGAAGGAGCACCAGCGGTCTTGAATGCTGGTGGTGCTGATACTGCTTGATGAATCTCTGGTAAGGGATCACCTACAGATGGTTCGACATCTTCAGTATCTACACGACGAGGAGAAGCAGGGCTAAGAACACTGTTAAGGCGTTCTGCTAACTGTTCATAGGTCTTGAACTGGTCTTCACCAGTGAAGGAAGCGAGACTATACTCCTTCTTCCAGATACCCTCTAATTCTTTATCAGAGAGATCTCCAAGAGTTGCGGG